GCTAATGGTGGTAATGATCCAGTTACGGTTACCATTTATTTGTGGGCTGAGGACGTTGTTCTCACTATGCCCACGCGTATTGTTCCTCTGGTTTCGCAGGCTGGTAAGAAGAGTCAGCTTAGTCAGAAAAATAAGGGCAATTCGATTACGGCAAGTGACGAATATGGTTCTGGCATTATATCGAAGCCAGCCGCTTTAGTGGCCAAGGCTGCCGGTGTTTTGTCAGAATTACCGCTAATTCGTCCTTATGCCCTTGCGACCCAAATGGTTGCGGGCAAGGTCGGGGAGGTTGCGAAGATTTTTGGTTATTCGCGGCCTTCCATTGTGTCGGATATTCAGCTATTTAAGCCGAATCCGACGGGGAATCTTACCAATGTTGATGCTGGTGACGCAGTTCACAAGCTTACGTTGGATAGTAAGGCGGAGATTACTATTGATTCCCGGGTTTCAGGTCTTGATGGCACCGACCAGATGGGCATTCTGGACATCGCGCAGCGTGAGTCTTATTTGACTCAGTTTACGTGGTCTCCAGATGCTGGACCTGATACTTTGCTTTGGAATTGTCGAGTAACACCTATGTTGTTCGACGTTCTTAGTTCGGAGATCCATCCTACGCCCATGTCCATGCTTGCTCAATGTTTTGATAGGTGGACTGGCTCTGTGAAGTTTCGTTTTCAGATTGTAAAGTCTGATTTTCACAAGGGGAGGATTTTGGTTCGATATGATCCCAATAATTTTGATGCCGCTGTTGAATATAACACCAATTATAGTCGTGTTGTTGATATTGCGGAAGAGGATGATTTCGAAATTGTTGTTGGGTGGGCTCAAGCGCAGGCTTGGTTGCAGTGTGGCACTTTGAGTGACACTACTGTTAATTTTAGTGATTCTCTTCGCTTGGCTTTGACTCAGGATCTCGTTAACGGGATCCTGGAAATTGATGTTTTGAATGATCTTGTGTGTCCTTCAGTGGATTCGCCGATCAGCATCAATGTGTTTGTGTCTATGTGTGAGGATGCTAAGTTTGCAGCTCCTTCTAATGTTAAGCTTAATGATTTTCATGTTTTCCCGGAGCAGACTCCTTTGCCCTCGCAGAGTGGTATGCTTGATGGGACTGAGAATCCATCGAATGCTATGACAGATCGGCCTACTGGGTCGAGTACATTGCAGACGATTGCTGCTGAAAATCAGGAGGCTGATCAAACTTATGCTGTTTGGTATGGAGACCCCCCCACAACTATTAGGGAGTTGTGTAAGCGTTATGTTCTCACAAGATATTGGTTCACCAATGCCCCGCCTAATGGTATAATGCGCATCAGTAAGTTGTTAAATAAAGATGCGCCGTACCAATCTGGTTGGGATCCTAACGGCATTGACGTCAGTGACGTTGATGGAGTCACGCCTTTGAGTGTGGTTGAGAAGGATTATTCATCTTGGTGGTCGCCATGTTACGCTGGGGTTCGTGGTGCTCGTCGTAAGAAGTATTTGTTTTCTAACGGTTCGAGCTCGGCGCCCAGCGTTGCGCGTGCGGAGTATAATGCTACTGGCAATGGTGTTTTGACAGATCTTAATCTGGATTATGCCACGTCAGCTGCCCGCATGACTAAGTGGGCATCCTCCCGAGCCGTGCCCAATAGTGGTGCTGGTTCATCTGCAACTAACCTTGAGGTTAATAATACCGTTGAGGTCGAGTTGCCGTTTTATGCTCCTGAGCGTTTTCGCGCAGCACGTCTTGTGCAGGCGCAGTCTCTGCCTTCTAATAGTCATGTTGTTGCTACATTTAGTAGAACTAACAACCCGACTACACAGGAGGTAGGGAATGATTCTTTCCGTACTGAGTACCAGCAATGGGATGCAGTCGGAGAGGATTTTTCGCTGTTGTTTTTTACGGGAGCTCCGATCCTCTATAATTATGTGGTTCGCGAGTTCTCGTAAATTGGGAGCTTTTCAGGCTTTTGATAATCCTACCTATCTAATGAGGATTATTATTTTTACGGCTTTTGGTAATCCTACCTGCTAATGAGGATTATCTTTTTGGGCTTTTGGCAATCCTACCTATCTAATGAGGATTGTCTTTATGGCTTTTTAACAATCCTACCTGCTAATGAGGATTGTTTTGATGCTTCATGCTTGTACGATAGGCAGCATGAAGAAATCTATCCGGTGGCCGGATAGTGCGTGTGTAGCAGCACGTGAGACGAATTGACACACTTGTGTTGGTCTGGGT